CGGTCCGTGGGCCCTGGCCGCCACCACGCCGGCTCCATCTGCCGCGACGTATGAGGCGCCACGCCTGGGCTATCCCAGAAGCGTGAATCGCCTCTCGTACGCGTCGGAGCCAGCCGGGGGAACGGTCGGAGCCCGGAACTCTCTCCCCATATGGGGAGTGTTCTGGAGCCCCGCCCGGCCCGCTTTTAGCGGAGCCTCGCGGCTCCCACTCGGTGGTGGTCGGGTCTCGCGGGAGCACCAGGGACATACTGTAAAGAGGCCCTATACGGGCCTCCACAGTATGTTCTGGGTCAACCGCGTACGCCCGAGGAGGCTCCACTTCTCTCTCACGAGAGAAGTACTCTACCAGGAAGCGATCAACCAGCTCCCTCGGTAGGCCCCCAGGATTACTCCCGGGATAGCCTTCCCTTGGGAGGAGGGCGATCACGTCCCTGAGTAGGGATTGCTTCCAGACGCGCAGCGCCCTGGTCCCGATCAGGGACAGGTATGCTGCCAGGGTTCGAGCGTCCGACCCCGGTGGGGCCTTCAGCTTGAACCCTATACCGTCTGGGGCAATGAGCCTCCCCACAAACTCACCAAGCCTCCCGGCGAGGGACTTCGGCTCCGAGATCTCCAACCCTAAAAGGGAGGAGAACTCTCGGTAAGCCTCCGCCAGCCTCGGGTCAGCGATCACAAGGTCGTCCCCTACTATGCAGTAAGGGGCGGACCTAGGGTCGCCTCCCAGCCGAGCCCAGAGGGCCCTTACCACCGCGTGGTGGCTAAGGGCGAAAGCGGCGAACGACGGGACAGTCCCGAGGGGCTGCCCGCACCGCCACTTTAGCACCTCTGAGCGGGCCCCGGGGTAGGCCGTCCGAGCGGGGAGCCTCGATATCCAGCAGAAGAGGTCCACCCACGGCCTGGCCCTGTCAGACGACAGGGACCATAGGACCGTCCGGGTGACCGGAAGCGGGAAGAGGTCCGTCGCCGAGCTGAGGTCGAAAGACCAGACGGTCTCACCCGACCTCAACCACTCAGCGACGCGCTCCGCCCCCGCCGCCTGGTTGTAGGTAAAATCCTGAGGGATCCGTCTGAGCTGGGAGTACAACTCCCTCGCCCAGGGATCCAGCAGGAACTGCAACCAACGCGGAGGGGCGAAGTAGAACCTCGCTTTCCCATCCGGCTGAACCCGGCAACGCACTGCTCCGTGCGCCCTGACCTGCCCCGGCTCAGGCCGGAAACCCGGCAGAACCGGGAGCATAGGCCAGTAGGCGGGCACGGTCCCGGGGGGGTGCAGGATAAAGTCCTGCATAACCCACCAGGCGTCCCTGAACAACTCCTCACCGGTCGGGGTGTAGTGCCCCTTTCCAGTGGTGAGCTTCAGGGACAGCGGATTGTTGGGGAGGACCTCTCTCTGGATCCGAACCTCTGGGAGTACGTCTCGGGGCGACGCACCGAAGTGGGCCCGGAACGGAAACCGGGATCTCCAATCTTCGGTGTCCACCTCGATCGTCTCGCCGGAGGCGAGAGGCACCCTAAGGACGCGGGCCGACCCCACAGCCTTCTCGAACTTCTCCACGTCCTTCCTGGAAGGCACAGTCTTCAATCGGCCGTAGGCCGTGAGGGCTGTCCTCCAGGCTTGGACTAACTGGAGAAACTTCTCGAAGGTTGCCGTGGTGGCGACCCTCTCTGCGTACGCAAGGTACCGAGAGGACCACCACGGGGGTCTGCAGGGGTTCTCCCCGGCTCGGAGCTTCAAGAGGTACTGGATAAGAGCGCTCACGCGCTCTTTAGTCCAGTCGAAGCCCGAGGCATGGACCCACCTGTTCACCGCATCGACGAGCAAAAGTCGATAGCGGTGAGACACCAGTGGGAAGGCGGCCATCAGCCGTGTGGTGTGGG